CATTACCCAGTTCATTTATCGAAAGATACTGCAGTAAATTACATATTAATAATGAGTTAACTATGCTTGCTAAGTTCGTTGCGATTAAAATAGAAAAGAATAACATTATTACAGATAATATTCCTCACGCTATATCGGCGGGGGTTATATACTTTGTTTCTCATAGCTGTGGGTTACCCGTTACAAAACAAGACATTAAACAAATATCAGGTGTTAGTGAGGTAACTATTAATAAATGTTTTAAGAAACTTGACGCAATTAGTGACAAACTCTTACCAAAAGCAATTATGAATAAATACACATAAGTTGAACGTAAATTCTTGTAAAATATTTTTTTTATGGTTAAATATTATATAACATGTTTGATTCCATTCCAACTATTGAACCTGAACTAACTCACCCTTTTATTATTTTATCATTATTGATGTCTGCCAATTATTTAGGTGAACTATTTCCATGTAAGGTTCAGTCTGTATTTTCAAAAAACATGATAGTAAAGCATATATTAGGATTTTTATCATTAATGTTTTTTGTTGTATTAACCCGACCGAATTTATATACATCCAGTAATTTTGTCTATGTATCAGTATTATTGTATAGTTTTTTTATGTTTTTATCCAAATTGAATTATATAATTTGGTTTATTGTCTTTGGAATATTTGCTATTCTATATGTTTCACATGTATATTTAAGTCAGATTGAATCAGAAAATCAAATAACCCGTAGTAAAATAGGTGATAACACAGTAAGTCCTGACGCGGATGACAAAATGCCTACACAAAATATTACAGAAAAAATAGAAACCATAAAAATGATTCAGAAATATTTATTATTCGCCGTATTCCCTACTACACTTGTCGGGTTTATTCATTATTTGGGTGAAAAAAAGATAGAATTCGGACAGAATGGATTTAATTACACACAATTCTTATTTGGAAAACCAAAATGCAAGGATTTTTCACCAGAATATAAAGGTTTTTTTGATACAATGATACATGCGTTCAAATAAATTATTAATGAATACGCATATACAATTATGTCTTTTAATTGTATATACGAACTAATTCCGAATGGAATCTTATATTGATAGATTATTATCTGGTAAGACAACAACCAAACGACAAGAACAAATACGCGATTTAGTAATAAATTATGATAGTGAAGATGAGCCACCAATCACGACAAAAAACGAACCATCTATACCACAAGCACCACCTATACAAAAAGTATCTTCAAATACATCCAACCTATCTATGGAAGATTACATTAATTCTATGATGAATCATGATGACGTAATCAATTCTGATAGTGAAGATGAACCTGAACCAGTAAAAGAACCTGAACCTGAACCAGTAAAAGAACCTGAAACTGAACCTGAACCTGAACCTGAACCCGAACCCGAAACTGAACCTGAACCCGAAACAAAAGCACCACCTATAAAAAAATTATCTATGGAAGATTACATTAGTTCTATGATGAATCATGATGATGTAATCAATTCTGATAGTGAAGATGAACCCAAACCTGAACCAGTAACGAAATCTATTAATAATATTGATATTGAATATGCCGAAAAAGTAGAAGCAAGGCATTTGAGAGTTAAAAACGCAAAGGAACGATTTGAACGTAATATTCCCAAAATAGTATTTGTTGTACCATATCGTGATAAATACTTAGAGAAGGATTTTTTTGATGCACAAATGTTAAAAGTATTAGAAGATTATCCTGATACATATTATAAAATTTTGTATATTCATCAAAATAATGACCAACAATTTAACCGCGGCGCCATGAAGAATATAGGGTTTTTAATTCTGAAAAATCAATATCCAAGTTATTATAAAAAGATAACACTTGTATTTAATGACATTGATGTGATGCCATATGATAGTAAGACGATTGATTATAAAACCACTTCAGGAACTATCAAACATTTTTATGGATTCAAATATGCACTGGGAGGTATATTTTCTATAACAGCAGAAGATTTTGAACGAACATCTGGATTTCCGAATGTATGGGATTGGGGATATGAAGATATTATTTTTCAAAAAAGAACGATTAAACAAAATATTACAACTGATTATTCACAATTCTTTCCATTTAATGACGGGAACATTATTAAATTAAATTCGAACACAACCAAATTATTAGAAAGAGACGCTAACGTTCAACAATATAACATACCGAGAACAGATGGGTTTCAATCGATTATTGAATTAAATTATATTATTAATGAAGAAACGGGGGTTGTAGGTGTAAATAAATTTAATTTTAAAAATAATCAACCAGCATCAATACAGACAAATACAGTGTCTACAAGTATATATAAGCCATATAGACGTTCAGGTAGAATGTTTTAGAAATCTATATTATGTATTATTTTTACAGCCAATCCTATTTCGTTCGCCGTTTCCCAAATCCCAGAAATTTTAATAGTTAATATATTATTGATTTTTGAAGATTTACTTAATTTTGAACGTATATTTCCCGAGTATAATTTATTTGTTAATATGCCTACCATTTTTTTATTTGAAGCATTCATATTGTTGTAATACTTTAAAATATCCATTTCTACATTCGTAATATATTGTATGTATTCTAAATTTTGTTTGTCATACGGTTGATATGTTAGAGAGACGATTCTATCATCCTGATTCAGCACCATATTATAAAGAACCAATTGTAAGTATATTCCATTCATGGTTAAATTTTCATTAGAATAAGTAAATTTGGTAAATGTACCTTCAATAACAGTATTATTTCGCTTTTTCAATAAGTTAATATTTTCTATGTTAAAATCATTGTGATTTAATACAATATTCATGGTTAAATATATAGCAATTATATATTTAACTGGTTTTGCATTTGAATATTTACTCAATTACATACGTAATTTATCTATTTCTGATTGTAATGTGATAATCTGAGTAGAAAGTGCGTTTGACTTATTAGATTCCTTGTTATTATTCAGTTCTACTTGTAATTTAGCAATCTGATATAGTTTATCATCAATTAACTTCTGGTCAATCAATGGTATTCCTGCTGATATAGCTTGTTTGCGTAATTCATACTCTTCTTTAGTTTCTAACCCGCTTTCCGTTACATCTGTAAACCATTCTTTAGGGTTGCATATAGTTGAATATAGAGTCCAGCATAAAAATACAATAAATACTAAAATTATGATTAATAAAATAATATGTGTACTTTTTAAAGATTTCATGGTATTATATTATACTATTATATAATATAATAATGTCATCAGTAGTAATGAATCAAATACCCATTATTCCATGGAAAGGACAAACATTTAATCAGGTTGTAACTCATATTAAAAAAAATGGAACAATTTATAGTGATAATACTCATAATATTTTTTCAGCTCTCCCTCTAAAAACTTACCGTAAAGAAATTGGTACTAACAGTTGTACTACAAGTCGCAACACAACTACTATAGAAGAACTAAATCGTCCAGGCAGTTCTATCGTTAATTCGAATAGTAGTATTTGTAATGGTTTAGTTAATATTGTGGATTTTAATTTAACTACTAACTCAAGTGAAAACATAGGGAATTGTGCGTCTGAATGTGTTGTAGGAACTCCTGAAACAAACGCAAGACGTCGTGTTCGTAGTTCAGGTATGATAAAAAAGCAATTTGATTTGTCTACCCATAAGCCAACATATTATACCGATTCACGACAATATTTAAACAGTCGTAATAAGACATACGAACAAAACAACTTCCATTATTTCAGAGAAGGTGACGCAACTGCGGTACAAGGAAGTAGTCAATCTATAGCTAATATCTATACTACTAATACAACTACCGATTGTAAGCGATATTATTTATCAGCAGATACATCGTTTACTTATGAATGGGTAGCAGGCAACCCTACTGGAGCAGGTGGAGGAACTCCTGTAGCTGATGAATCAGCATCACAATACGGCACATTTACAGTTAACCTACTAAAAGGATTTTACGATGTGTCTGACATAAACAGAGTTCTTCATTCACAAATGACTTTAAACGAACATTATTTTGTAGACAGGGCTAATGGTTCTAAAAAGTTTTTTATTAATTTTGTATTTAATTCATCAACCAAGTTAGTTCAATTACAGATAGAATTTATTTCAAACGATATTATAAACGATCAAGGATTAGTTCAACCTGAAATTGAAACCAGTAGCGACCCCCGATATCCTGTCTGGAACGTACCTGAAACACCAGTTATACCTATTGTGAAGATATTAGATAATGATTTTAAAACTCTTGTAGGATTTACTGCCGGTCCATATCCTGCTGTCAATCCTTCTTTCGACGAAAAAAAAAAATATAATGTTTATAATGTTTCATCTAATTCAGTTGATGGACCTGCTATCAAACCCAGATATAACCGCGTCTATTATAAACCTAATAATCATCAGTACGCCCAACAGGGGGCGGTGTCATCCAGTTCTCGTATTACTCGGTTGAAATACAACGCAATTACAAATTCTGCTTCAAGTTATAGAAATTCATTTGGACCACATGTTGCGAATGCTCTTGCTTATGGAGTTCCTGCAAATGGATATACTGTAAAAGACAAATTCGGATACCCACTTCCAAAAACACCCACATTTACATCGACTGGCGAGCAACGTAATTGTCCTAATGTTTCTATCCAAGGATAAACGCTAACACATTATAAATTTTACAACAATGTAAATTTTATAAATTTTACAAATCTTTGAAATGAGGAACGTTGTATTTCGAGCACCAATGTACGCATTTTGATATATTTGTTTTTGCTATTTGTTCTAATTTATCGTGTTTATATTTACTTTCTATCAACGAGATGGTATAATGTATATTTTCAAGTTGTTGTTGTCCGAATACAGCATTATATTCTTCCATCTTTATTATAAAATGGTAAGATAGTGGTATATTCAAAAACCGCTTTACATTTTGTTCTCCTTTGTTAGTAGTCATTTTGACAAACGCATTATATAATACACCATAGAAAGTACTATTATTCGAATATAAAAAGTTCTTACATACAATATATTTTTCAGAGTTAGCATATCTACTTGTATATGGTTTAATTATATGTACGCATTCATAAAAAGATGATAATATATATAATAGGTCTAATGTATGATTCATAAAGGAATCAAAAATCTTAAGTATAAAACTACCTCCTTTTTTCTGCATAACCAAAGCATAGAACACTTGAGCCATCAATAAATCACTAATATGTACTTCTTGATTATTGAAATCAACTGAAAAATCAAAACCACCATCTCCAGTTATTAGCTCCATAGAAGAACCATATTTTTCCTTACAATATACAAAATTCTCTAATTTCAATATATCTCCTGTCTTATCGTTTCCTCGTTCAATATATACATTTGGATTCTTCTGTAAAAAATTTTGGGTTTTTTTCCAAGCAGGTATATTGGGGTCACTTTTATCATCTAATATTGTCATACCAACATAACTATCATGACTACAATTACGCATATGTACCATTGCTTCAATAAATCCACCTGGACCCTCCGCAATATGAAAGGTATGTATGGGTTTTGAATCAAATCGTAATCCAAATGTATTAATCATTTCTATCATTTTAAAGTAAGACCTTGATAATGGATTATACTTAGATACACATTTTTTTGTATGAGGTATATTCGTATGTATATACTCATATGGATTTGTATACTTTTTATGAATATCCCATTCATGTTCTATTGTTTCAAGCCGTTGTTTTATCTCATATAAATATCTGGATAATGAATGAGAAATCATTATGTCCGGACTCTTATCATCAACAATATAATCTATATATTTTGATATAAAAAAATTTACTCGTGGTAATTGATAATATGACATTTATGATAACAATTATTTTAGCTAATAGTTATCATATAAATATTTCTATATTGTTTTTTACATTCTTGAAATAATCTTTCTATTCTAATATAATTTTGTCTTTTTTGAGTTTTCTTGTCACTTTCTTCTTTTTTATTGGACTAACTTCCTCTGCTTTGGTATCTTCCTCTTCTTTCTCCTCATCCATTATATTTTCCACTATTGTACGGGTGTTTTCCTCCTTACTTAATATGATGTCAGACATTTTTTTTACATCCAAACTACGTACCTTTTTAAATGCGAAATAACGATTCATAAATGATATTTGTTTTTCCTCTGGTGACATATAGGGTGCTTTACCATAATCATTTTTGCGGATTGGATATTGTTGTATCTCTTGCTCCATAGCGGAATACAATTCAGAGAATAATCCAGTACCATCTGGTAACCCCATCCCGGTTGCTTCTTCTTTTGTTACTAACACAAATCCATAATCATCCATGATGCGAATTAAATAGTCAAAATTTACCAAGTATTCGCGAAATACCTTATTAATACTTTCTTGATAAACGTTGATAGCATAATCCAAACTCATTTCATCATCTGGGAAACCTGTTTTATCATACATTTTTGTAATCTCGTAGATTTTACGTTCATTTTTCAATATTGTGATTCCTTCATTTTTATTTTTATTTTCAAGAAGATTAAATACTTGCTTTCCATCATAACATGTACCAACAAAGTAACCATTGATTTTCGTACATTCAGCAATATTACGAATAAAGTTATGGAAAGTCGTCTTATTTTTGAAGAAATAATGAATTGCGAATTGACACGAACTTACATTAAATCCTGTTTCTGCTATGCCATATTGATTATATACACCCTTACCCAATAATGAAATATCTTTTGGTCCATTTCCAAACACCGCTTTGATTATTTGTTTATCCTTATCTGTATCTACCGCATCCCCATTGCGAATATTACGACTACTATCGCCAGTCACAAACAATGCCTTTGGCATTTTTGTATATTTTTTGTTTGCTCGGATGAATCGCGCACACGCACCATCAACCTGATTATGAATGTTATCTGGAGACACATCTACACCTAATACAAATTTCAACTTAGAACGGACCCATTTAGACATGTCACCTGCTTTTCCGACGGCATAATCAATTAACGTATCATCGCGTTCAGATACTCCTATGATTAGGTTTTTCTTTACAACTAAATTATGAAAATCACGTAATCCCTGGGTGCTTGTCTCCTCACTTGAACGATTGTAATATACATCATCATTATGCTCGTATTCGGGGAGATTTTCTCCTGTAGAAATCATAGTTTCGGTGATTGGTTGATGAATAGAATGCCAATTATTATTTGCGACGTGATACGCATTACCATAATTTTTCATACCAGCACGCAATTCACTTGTCTTGTCGTATCTTACGCGCAATGGAACCCATTTCCATCCATCATCATTATCCATTATATATTTGAATTCCACTATCATATCGTCTTCAAAATACTCATTTTCTTCTGTCATCATATACAGATTTGTTTCATCACCCTTCAACACAATGTTACATAAATGGGCGGTTTCATCATAAGGGTTTGTTGGTTGAAATGGCACAGGTTTATACGTGTCATTGTTATCCAAGTCATCTGGTGAGGGTAACTTATCATTAAGTATGTCCTGACAAGGATTCAAATAGCCATGTTTCTTTTCATCAAATCCACATCTTAATATTAATGTCTTGTATTGGATTACTTCTTGATTACCCTCTAAATTACGACCGTCTTGGAAAATATGATGAACTTCCTCACGTCCCGTCTTATCCTTCTTTACTGAGACTAAGAAATCAATTGTATTAAACTCGGCGGGTTTCCATTTAAATGATTTTTCCCAAGTGGATTTATATAATGGTCCCGGGGAACCGTTTACACTATTACCTCCAGCAGGAAAATCCATTGGTGTAAATATTAATCCATCTGTGGTATACTCAAATAGACCATCATTTATATCCGATAATTTTTTAGAACAAGCCGTAAATATATTACCATATTCACTCGCAGCATTAAACCCTTTACACTTCACAATTAAATCATTGGAACGTTTATTTTCTTTCGGTTCTACTTCATCAGTGGAACCTGTTTCTAATATTGAGATTGGTTTTAATAATTCGATAAGTTCACTTAGTAATTCAAGACGAAATTTCTTTGAAACAATTTCTCCCTCTTCTTGTCCTTCTACTGTTTCATCATGAAATAAGTAATTTATAAATGGAAATTCACGAACCGATTTACCATTCACATAATACAAATCAAACGCAGCAAACAAGTTCAAATATTTACCATGTTTATCTTCTCGTATATGCTCTCCATCTAATAAACTATTAAATATTGTTTTTTCGTTTGTTTTTGAGCCAGTAAATATCACATTCATATTTGTATCAATCAAATAGATTTTACCATTATTTGAAATATATAATAATTTTCGGTCTCCATCTGCCTTTTCAGTTACGCAATAATTATTTCTTATATTTACTATTGTTGAATCCTCTATAGGAGCAATAATATTTTCCAATTGTAATGTAAATGACCCAGGACCGATAAAATCCTTTGGATATATACGTTTTACTTGGTAATCTTCTCCGCGAATTATACGCATATACGAATGTAAGACATGTTCTTGTTCGCTATATGGAATTGGATATTTACTTTCTTGTAAACCACTCAAAATTATACGAATACATTTACGTAAATCATTCATCAAACTCGCGGTATTATCATATACCGTACCCATTCCTACTTTCGAATTATCGATTTCTAATTCAACCTCGTAACTTTCTTGTCCGGAAAACACTTCAGCTTCTTGAATTGTATATTGGGGGATAGGAATACGATTCATACGTTTTGAACTCTTTATTATACTTAAATCCGCAAAGATAGGATATTCATCATGATAAAACCTCACACGATTCATGGAACGAAATAACTTTTTAGAATCAACCCATTTTGATGTAATATTTCTTGCTACACCAGATTGAATGTTGAAATCTTGTTCGGTTTGATACGAAACGCGGAAATTAAAATCTTCCATATCTAATTTACGAATATATTCACCTTTACTATCTGATGCTGTCATCTTCTGGGTAAATTTGATTTTATTAAATAATGTTGATGGCATATCAATCACTTTTTGAAGATTATTTGTACGACAATATTCTTGAACCATATCTGTTCCTACGATTTCCGCGCGGATATTAGACATTTTTGTCGCTCCTGTACGATTATCTACATATTCGTTTTGGATACGTAATATCTGATTACCACGACTATTTTCAGGGTTAAATCCACATGCGTATAATTGTTTTACCACATTATCGTAGCCCATTTTATTAATAGGTTTCGCTACTTTGGGGTTTGTACCGAATCTTACTTCCAGTTCACTTACTTTATTGTTTTGGGGAAATACAGGGTTACTCGCTAAATACTGTCCTACAATTCGTTCAAACTCTTCTTTATTTTGCTTCATTGTACGTACAGGCTTTTCTTGATAGTTTGATTTCTTCATAGGTTCCCTATCTGTATGTTCGGTCATAATATAATATATATTAATTCATATATTATTTTATATCAATTTCAATTTTGTATCTTTACTACCAACGAAGTTTATCGTAAATAAGGTCATATAATTCTTTCTTTTTGTATTTTTTATCTTCGTCTAACACACCCATGTGTCTTGCTTTCTCCGTTAATTCAATTATTTTGTAATTTGAAATCGTCTTTAATGGTGTCAGATAACTTTCTAAACATATCAATTCGTTCATGTTTTCCATCTTATTTGAAGTCAATGGCTCAATATCTACACTGTATCTATATGTATCCTCGCGATAGATAGCATATGTCGGTAATTCAATATCAGTATTCGAAACGAATTTTATATATACGCCTTTTTCTCTATCTATCAAATTTATGTTGATTTTGTATAATACACATAGTGCCATTGCTATACAATAGTTAATATCTTTGGTTATACTTAATAAGTCGGACGTTAATTCCTGCGTTGCTACATTTGTAAATTTCATGTTTGTGTTTTTCATTATATTTTTGTTCTTCTGAATTAAATCTATCACTTCCGTTTGTACTTCCAACTGTCGTACACGATGATTTCGGGTAACTTGCATGAAATCGGAATACCCATATGAAATGATATATAAACACCAAAATAAACTATCTTTTTTATTTGGGCTTATCGTGTCGGTTGGTACCAATTTCACTTTTTCGGGTAAAGGTTGTTCGTGTGTTTTATTCGGTTCTATCGGTTTTACTTCTGTTTTAGGGGTTTTATCTGGTAAAATGGTATCATTTGTATACATATGCGGCTTCAAACTTGTAATTATTTGTGACAATTCAATAGGGGGATTGTCATAAAAAAATAGGTTATTATAAAATTCGGTCATGATAGGTTACTATGTAAGCATAGGGATTTCTCTTTATCTCATTTATGCATATCTATACGCAATTGTATTTTCTGGTTGTTCGTGTTCGAGAATAATGTTTTTAAATTCTTCTTTTTGATATTCTACTGTCTGAAATGTATCCGATTGGTCTTCCACATATAACATGTATTTTTCAATTTCGTCTACCACATCAGTTTCCAAAAAAGTCATGTTTACGAAAATACCACTTTTATTTTCATTTAGCTTACACATATTCTTTGACAAAATTTTTAGTATTTCCACTTGTTGAAATTTACTTAGTGCTTCTATCTTTTCTTTTAAATTCTCTAACTTACTTACGTCTACAGTTGCCATTATATAATAACAGTCATATAAACTTTAAATGATTTTTGTAAACTAATTTGTTAATAAATTCTTATCAATCACCGTTTCTTTCAATATATTATTGATTATCTTCTTTTCAAACTTTTCATCCTCTTCTTTTCCATATCCTCCCAACGATGCTTTGGAATATTCAAAGAATTTATCGCATTCGGGGGTATCTAATATATCATATCTTGGATTTTCAGCTATCCATGGATGCACTTGGGCTTTGTTCTTATTGGCTACTATGCGGACTGCTTTACTTAAATGCTTTTTAGTTTCATCTTCCTTCGCCCATACATCTGAATCTTTTACATAAACGGTTTCTCGTTTCAAATCAGTACAGTGTATTGGTCTTACATGTGGATGCATATCGCGAATACGCTCTAACATAATATCGGATATTCCTCTTACATATCCTACTTCTCCTGTTTTGATAAAATCATTTACAGTTAGTTCTATTGACTGAATGAAATCATTCAGATTTATGGCGTCTTTACACGTCTCATTCAAAAATACATTGAGATTGAATTTGTTGTTGTTTGTTGTGTTGTTGATTGTATTGTTGTTTGTCGTATTTCCTGTGTTCTTTGATAGTTCTATGATTGTATCTTGTTGTTCTGTCATCCGCTTGTGTTGTTCTATCATCAATTCCTTGAATTCTTGGTTCTGTTTTAGTAACTCTATTACTAATGATGAATCCAATGGGGGTGTGACTGGGGCTTGTTCTGGTTCTACTACTTTACATTTCTGTTTATGATTCCACAACCCACGTTTATATTTATATTGTTTTCCACACTCACAATAAAATCCATCAGGGGTATTATGGGTATTTTGAATCCTATTTATCCTTGTTAAATGTTTAGCTGTAGTTAAATGACGTTTATAATCTTTTTTATTACAGCATTTAAAGTTACAATTGTTACATATAAATTCGAAGGGGGGTTTTATGGGTATTTCCATCCTTATATATCCTATATAATAAGGATATATTTTACCCTTCTAAATACTTTCCATACTAATATACTTAAAAATTATGCAAACAAAATCTTCACCATAAATTCAAAAAAGACTGCAATATCATCACAAACTCCTTTTTGGAAAAGTATTAAAACAAAACTATCTCGAACATATCAAAAATGGACATTTATAAAATGTCCATTTTTTCAAATCGTAGCCATTTCTTTTTTGTATTATTTTAGCGTAAAACTATTTAAATTATACACTTGAATAAATTGTAAATATCGCTGTTGACTTTCATAATGTTTCTTATCGGCTTCAAACTGTTCCAAACGTTTTTTATCAGCGTGTTTTTTTAACCATTCTTGGTCGCGTTGTAACAAATTTTTGGCTTTTTCAGTAGTATTCTCATATCTTAATTGTAATGGTAATTCGTCTTGATATTTGATATAGTCTTTTATGTCTTTTTTGTGTTGGGCTATCATAATTTTATGATATTTTTGTTCAACACCACTTAAATCAAGAGGCATAATACCCTTGTACCCTTCAATAATAATTGGTTTCATTATGATAATATGTGATAAAAATGGTCGGTTACATCAATTTTCTGTATTATATATATAACAAAATAACGACGAGATGTCTAATAACTTTGATATAAAAAAATACAAACAATCATCAAAAAATGGGGGTGAAAGTTTAGCAAAAATCGCGGCAAAATTTAACAAACTTACTGCGAATGACGAGAACAGACGTAAAGTAGAACATTTATTGCTGGATGTGTATAAATTCTTACACGAAACAAGGTATTTAGCTCAACAAGGTATGGTTAATCTCCAAGCAAGTCCAGAATATATAGTGTATGACGATAATACAGGAAGAGTAAATTTAAAAAAATTCGATTTAATGACTACCAGAAAAGAATTGACTGAAAAGGCGGATTATAGTAGATTTAAACCAAGTGAGGTCGCTTGGTTTCATCCTCCTGAAATGTCAGTAATTAATCACCGGAATTTTGATAACATTCTTTACAAAAGCGAGTCTAATGGCGATAAAGATAGAGAGGTGATATCTCGATTCAGAGTAATCTTTTATCAAGATATAGAAACAATACAATCTTATTTACGAGATGAGAATGAAAATGGAACAAATATTACGACAAGATTAATGAATGATTACGTACGTTCATTTCACGGTATATATCCTCGCGATGGGGGGTATGAGAGATTGGTTGATAAAAGTCTTATGACTGTTGATAACTATGGTCTGGGATTGGGTTTGTTTTCTATATTAAAGGCATCAAAACATTTAATTGACGAAAATTTATTCAATGGTTTTAAAAGATTATTTTTAAAAATGTCTAATTTTGATGTATTTCAACGTCCGACTCCCGAAGAAGCATTCGACCGATATAAAATGGTTATAGTTTTATCTGGTTTAACGGATAAATATAATATGCATATTGGTGATGATGAATTGTTGGTAAAGGGAACAGAAAAGAAAGCGGAAAAAAAAGAAATAGCAAAGTTACCCAAAGCCACTAAGAAAGCCATTGTTGAATTGGCAGAAGAATGTGCGGATGGAAAAGAACGTAACCCTAAAACTCGTCGTTGTGTTGATAAATGCAAAGAAGGTTATTCAAGAGATGCCGATTTTAAATGTAAGAAAAACAAAACACAAAAGAAAAAGGAGCCAACGCCTGTTAAAAACGCAAAAAAAACACCTCAACAGGAAAAGAAATGTGCGGATGGTAAAGAATTAAACACAAAAACAAATCGTTGTGTGAATAAGTGCAAAGATGGATATTCAAGAGATGCTGATTTCAATTGTAAAAAAGATAAAAAGTAAAAGTATTGTTTGATATCAATAATAATTGTGTATATATTTTACAAGTATAATGAGTTATGTTTGTAAAATATGCGATGAATGTCCGAACAGTCATTCATTTTCAAAGGTAAGTGAAAATAACGGAATACATGTTTTTTATACATGTCCGGCAAAAGCGATAAAATATAATGATTCTGTAAATATAATAAAACATTATAAAGATACATTGAATTCTTTAGAAGGACAGAAATGGAGTTGGATATTTGATAGTAAAGGTTTTGGTTGGAAACACTTTACACAAATTAAACTGGCTATTGAATTAGCAAAACTAATATCTAGTAAAACATATGGAGATACTTTACAAGATATTACAATAATAAATTTGAATTCATATAGCAAATGTATGTTGAAATTATTGTGGAACTTTTTAAGTAAGAATATACAAAATAAAATTATTCTACCGGCTCAATCTTAATATGTTCTTCATTTTCCGCGGCAGCCTTCTCCTCGGCAGCCTTCTCCGCAGCAGCCTTCTCCGCAGCAGCCTTCTCAGCAGCAGCCTTCTCAGCAGCAGCCTTCTCAGCAGCAGCCTTCTCCGCGACAGCCTTCTCAGCAGCAGCCTTCTCAGCAGCAGCCTTCTCAGCAGCAGCCTTCTCAGCAGCAGCCTTCTCAGCGGCAGCCTTCTCAGCGGCAGCCTTCTCAGCGGCAGCCTTCTCAGCGGCAGC